GGCCTGAATAACCTCTGCACATTCTTCAGAAAGAATGGTTAGCGTTTCTTTAAGATTCATTTTCTTCTTTAGGACCTAATACAAAGTCCTGCTTCTCCATAGTATCGTCTAAGATACTTCTTAATATATCACCCAGCGCTTCATTGAACTTGGTGTCACCGTGAGGATTATCACCTGGATAATCAACCACTTCATAATCAAAGTTAATGGACTTGGTGGTGTCATTTAGTTTTACATCCATGTAACGATATATGACGTCATGGTATTCACCACCCTCCATTCGTATATACCAATGACTATCGTCCCTGCCATGTTGATCTACGAATGACCATTTCTCGAATGGTATAAATTTACTTGTCATGTGTACCCTTATCAATGTATGAGTATATACCAGCCTGCGAACGTTTTTCCCAGCACTCAATAATATCATCTCTGATATATTCTATTGGAGTGCCAGTTGGATATTCATGCTTCCATTGGCCTGCTAGTAGCATAGCATTCTTATTGATGGTTTTAATCCTACGCTTCTCGTAGTACTCACCGCGGCGTGATTCAATCTTATCTAAAAACCTTTTAGAATAAGTTTGGTTAAATAAACTTTTAAGCATTTTTACACCTAGGGGATGTTGGATGACGCTTGCATCTATATGTGCCGTGGCTCATATTCTTCTTAGTGCGTCGAACACCTTTTGCTGGTTGCTTAACATACGGTACTGTTGTCTTACCCATTATTCTTTCTCCACTTCTATTAAATACATTACCTCAGCCTCATTAAACATGGCCTGAGCGTTATCGATTGATTCATTCCAAGTCTCATTGTAGTTGGCAGGTCTCATAGCTACAACCTTTTTAATACCAACCTGAATAATACCCTTGGCACATTCATTACAAGTAGGTAAACCATAGACATATAATGTAGCATCCTTTAAAGATACCCCATTGAGTGAAGCATTATATATTGCATTCATCTCACCATGTACAATTAATTCATATTTTCTCTTACGATCATTTAATCTCTCATCAGAATCTTTGATTCCTCTAGGGAAACCATTGAATCCTTGTGCCAATATCTGACCGTCAGCTCCTACCACGATAGCCCCAATCTTTGTACTAGGATCTTTACTCCAAGTAGAAATTTGTTTGGCTAACTTCATATACTTATCAGACCATTCTTTGCTTTGAACTAAGGTGCTCATACCTTGAATCCCTCATAATTGTTAGGTTGTTTAGGTGGTTCATCCGTCACGTTGAGGGTTTGTGCAGTATCTTCCACATCATACAGTCTCATCTTAGCCCTGTCAATACCCACAACGAACTTCTGATTAGCACCAGTTGGATCATTGTATCTGTTCTTCAATTGCTTAATCATTATCTGATTCAAGTTATCCAGTTCTTCAGTGGATATAAGAGCAAACATTAAGTCAGCCGTTGCTGGTAGACCAAACGATTCAGAAGTATCTTCCAAACCTACATCAGATGATGCAAAACCACTACGTGTTGTCTGTGTTGCAGTTAGGATTGGTAGATTAAACTCCTGTCCTAAACCACGAAGCTCTTCTGCAATAGCCTTAACATATGTATATGAGTTGATTGAACCACCCATAGCCTTCATACGTGAGCTTGAACAGATATTCAAGTAGTCTATGCATATCAATTGAGGTACGAAGTCTCTCTTCAACTGAAGTTCTTTCAATAACGATCTAAAGTTATTTGAGTTAGCTGCACCTGTTGGATACTCTTTAATGATTAACTTACCCACACCCTTATCAGTTAGCTTCTTTATCTTATTATCAAACATATCTTTAGATAGATTCTCTAATTGATCAATAGGCACATTCAATAAGTTGGCATCGATACGTTCAGCGATCTTTTCCTCAGCCATTTCCATGGTGATATACAATACATTCTTCATTTGTGTTAAGGCGCCAGCGGCAACATGACACATGAACAATGATTTACCCACACCAGTACCCGCAAGGGCAACGTTCAAAGTCTTATTAACTAAACCACCTTTAGTGATCTTGTTAAACATTGATAGGTCGAATGGTAAATGTTCCTCGCTTCTATGATAAAAATCAAATCGTGAGTCAGAATCGTCTACATAGTCATGTCCTACGCTAATATCAAAGTTAACACTTAGTGCATCACTTAATACATCGGGTAGGGCATTCTTAGTTAACGTCTCATGCTTACCTTCTATGATATTGATTGAATCCATGATGGCAAGATAGATTGCTCTATCCTGACACCACTTTTCTGTATGTTCAATAAGCCAAGGTAATGTTTCTTCTTTACTTTGTACACTGATCTCCGGAATAAGGGCCAATGAATCAGATCCAACCTTTGTGTTGTTTCTCAATTCAATGCTAAGTGCGTCTGCGCTTGGTAGTTTGTTATATTTGTTAACAAAATCCACCAGCTCAGAGAACACGGCACGGTAAGGCTCTTCAAAATATATAAGCTTTAAGTGAGGAATAACAGTTCTAGTGTAATCCTCATTAAGCATCAAGTTTCGTAAGATTAATGTTTCAATTTGCATTAAATATCCATATCTTCAGGTGATGATTTGATCATACTCGCATGACCTACTTCGTACTTCTTCTTAAGGTACGCTTTAAAGTCTGTGTTCTTAAAGATAGGTTCCCAGAAAGCTTCCGTAAGAGTTTCAGCTGCACGAACTTTCTTCTCTTCAACCTCTCCAGTCTCTTTATCCACTTTGGAGTACCAACCAATGTTAGGCTTAACTACATATCCACCTTCCATTGCTACATCTAATAGACCAGAGTAACGTTCGATACCACCTTCCCATGTAACACTAATAGGGATCTTAGACTTCTCACGTACAAACCTAGATTTCTCTACGTTAATCACGAAGTTATACCCCATGATCTCAGTGCCTTTCTTCTCTTGCTGGCGTCCAATGATCCAGATGTTATCACTTGAGTAATAAATACCTGTTCCACCTGACACTACAGCCTTACTGAACATCTCCATGGTTTGATATGTATGGTTAACAGCAATTAACGGAATGTCTCTCATGGTTAAATATGGAGTTGTCATTCGGAATAAACCCTTAAGGGCTTTTGCTCTTGACATATCAGCCACAGACTTTCCGTCCATAGCATCATCCATTTCCTTCTTAGAGGCAAGGTTACCAATAGAGTCAATAACAATAATGACTTTATCTTTGCGTTCGATATTCTCTAATTGATTGATTAGATCGAACTTCAGTTCTTCCACATTAGCAATAGGGCTATGTAGAACTCGAGAAGTATCAATACCGAACGACTTAAAGTATTGTTGCGGGCTACCAAACTCTGAATCATAGAATAACAAAACAGCATCGTCATACTTTGCTAAGTATGCTGCTGCCATTAACAAGGCAAACGAAGTCTTAAAATGCTTCGATGGTCCTGCTAATACTGTTAGTCCTGAACTCAGTCCTCCGTCTGGATCACCAGATAGTGCAACGTTAATCATTGGGACCGGTGTGGGAACCAGGTCCTTGCCAGAGAATAACTTAGATTTATCGAGAACTGCTGTCTCTTTAATCCGGCTATTCTTCTGAAGTTTATCCATTATGCCCATGTATTTGCTCCTTTATTAATTTATGTGTCTATTATAACATGAATTGTGCTAATGTACACTCTTCTTCACCAAATAGTTTTCGTCTATAACACTCTGGTGAGATGTGAACACTTGACATGTTCTCCATCTTAAGTTTGGCATAAGCCTCAGGATCCATGGTTAACCATTCAGTGGGATACATAACCTTATTCATACCAAGTTCATCCATGGCATCAATGATTTCATTTAATACCTGCTTACGATCTGCAATGCTACCCCAAAACGGTTGACCTTTATAGTAACCAGTCTTAGGTAGTTTCCTTCCTTCGAATTCTATTGGCCAAGGTACAGCATATTCAACTGGGATACCAAGACTATCGCCGAATTCCTTATAGGATTTCCACATCTCTTTAACACTAACACGTGCAAATATCTTTGCATCATTTATCCTGCATATATGGTGTCTAATATCGATGTTACCAAAGACCAACGTTATGCCTTTTAGATTATTGCACTCAGCAATATGATCTCTTACATACGAGAAATCAGATTTTAATTGACCGTTGAGTGTCATACCGTTGGTCTTAACAATCATGCTACCTTCAGGGGCAAAGGCTGCAGTGTGACTATCACCTATAGTTAACCATTCGGCGTCTAAGCCGGTGGACATTAGTGTTTCGGCACCGTCGCATTTCTCTTGGACACGAGCGCACCAGTCTTTGTCTAAGACATCTTTACGTTTGGCTAGCATGTTTCCATAGGGAGGGCAGTCCATATCTAATGAAATTACATGCTCTGCATCTAGGAAATTGTCGATGCTTTCTTTAAGAGCATCATTGAATCCACCAAATAGATTGATAGATCCACCGAAGTTAACTCCATGGTCAAGGTATAATAACTCAACCTTTTTGTTGGAGTGGTTAATGCCACAGTTTAAATTCTCTGCCCAGCTACGAGCCCAACCATATCCATGACTGTTTGTCTTACGAGGGATTCTACTAAAAGTACCAGTTATCATTTTTTCTCCTTACAGGTTGTATTATATCACAGTTTTAATGGAAGTACATCATAAATATTTGTCCCACTGTCTATAACTATCTGTTCGGTCGTAGATACCTATGTCCTCTAAGACTGGTTCAGCACCAACGTTCCAAAACAATATGTCCTTATCAGTATTCTTAGGAATATACTTCCAGATCTTACCGTCATATGTGGCTATACAAGGAAATGGTGGTAGGTTCTCTGCCTTCTCAGACTGAGTAAATGCTAACTTCTCTGAGATAACATCAGCTCGTCCTAATTCGCCAGCCTTCATGTTCCTTGCCACAGCCACTGATGTGAACTTAGCATTAGGCCAAGCGATCTGTAAAGACCTTGTGAGTACACCAGTTGATGTTGCAACGTAGACTTCATCAGGTTCTTTTAATTGAGAGGCCACTTTAACCATGGCTGCAGTGACCAACCTATGCTTAAGTCCTAGGGGGATAAAGAAGTAACCATTAAGGTTTGAATCTTCTTTGGCGATACGGTTAAGGTTCGGCATGGCTGCAATACGATGGAAGCTGACGTCAGCCCCTTGTTCAATGCAACATGCTTGGTGATGTGATATGAGTTTGCTTGAAGGCATATAGAGACGTACTTTCTTACCATGTCTCTTAGCTACATCCAATATACTTAGACCAGCAAGACCAGTCCTAGGTTGCACATAGCTAACCGTGTCAGCTTTAATGGTGGACATTAGTAAATCAGCACCACGGATTTTAGTTCCAACGACCATGTCATCTCTTACACAACGAATACCGTCATGCATAGTTTCAACAATAGGTGGGTTAGGATCTTCCCAATCACCAGCAAGATCTAAATAATAGTTCTTAGCTTCTTGTGGACTCATTCCCAATTCGATATCAATGTTTCTACCGTCTTGTACGTGAATGTTATGTGCCATTATGTAAACCTATATTGGTAATGTGTTATTTAGATCACGTGGTGATCCCTGTCGTTGATCCCAGCCAGATACCCAGCCTGAACTATTACTTATATTCGAGGGAACGTGATCGTATGTGCCGTTACCCCTTGGTACATAATTCTGTCCAAAGCGAACGAAGTCACACATAACATCCTCTAAGTCTTTAGCCTTACCACCAGTTCTTTCAACCAATAGATCCATGAACTCATCAGCTTTATATCCTGTGGATAACTTCTTCATGCAACGTATTGCATTGTTACCAAGGTATGTGTGTGAATCCACATCAACCAGTTCAGGATAGTAGTCAGAACAATCCATAGAGAAGGCAGCATATTGAAAGTTAAACTTCCTATGACCCATCTTAGCATTGTGTTCATTCAAATAATCTACGATCTCTTTATGGCCACGCTTCTTTTGCAATAGAAAGGTTGCAGCACTTGACATTAACTCAGGTAATTCCTTTGTCATAAAGTCAACATTGGTTGTACCTTTCTTAGGAGCTGGTGGTTGGTTACCTGTAGAAGTAAAGATTGGACCTCTTGCTTTAGACTCTATTAAGTCCTCAGCCATATCCTGCATGTCTCTATGTCTGCCCCAACGTTGGATAATGTTGTTACGGTATCCATGATCATTCTCAAATGAAGCACCTGAACCAGTGATACGGTGACACATCATGACATACAACCATGTAGGTAGATCCCATTGAATGGTATCGTTATCCGTATTAAGTTCACGTCTTGATGTGTTCTGCCATCTCCACTTAGGGGTC